CGGAAGCTCCGATCTCTGCCTCTGCTATGCCACGTTCCCCGGAGCGCCTGGCCCTATGGTCATGTATAAGGAGTATCAGGGCGTATGGGGTCCCTGGCAGATGGTGGGCACTCGATATAAGTCAATGTGGGAAGGCGGCAAGCTGCGCCTGAACTGTGGCATGGTGTCAAAGCGTATCTTCGGCGTAATTGTGGCCTCCTACGACCAGGATGGGCGGCTTCTGTGGCAAAGGAACCCCGAGGAGTTTCCCAAGAAGCTGGGAACGGCGCCAACCATCCACGGCGATGTGGAGCCGTACCAGGGTGTGAGAGCATGATTACATTTCCTGTTGCGGTGGAGATTTTTATCGCCGACCAAGAGGAAAGAGCGGGCTGCAAGTTTAATGCTTTACAGCGGGAGCTGCTGGACGTATATGTCAAACTTTTCAATTTGGAATTTGACGCGGGCGTGAAGGGCGAGGAACCAATCGATATATTAAAAGAGCACGTCGAGTTTTACGCCCGAAAAGGCAAGCTGGAAGAGCTGGAAAAGCCCGTACTGAGACATTTCTATGCTTGCGTACAGTATTGGTGCAATGAGGCATGGAAGCAGGGGGCCGTAAAAGCGGAAAGAAATGGGGTGCGAGTATGAACCGCCCTTTGAACAAGGAGCAGGTCAAGGGCCTGTTTGAGCAGGAGGCCGTACTGATGGGCACAGAGGATCAAGTTCCATACTTCCGGGTGGCGGCGCTGTTTGGGGAAGACGCCGTCGAACACGCCCGCAGACTGGACGCCAACAATCCGGGGCGTTACTCCAACGGATATGGCGTCGGGGACTGCACAATGGCTGCCCTGACCCTGCGGGGCTTCCAGGCCGCCGCCAGTTTCTATAACGTTCAGCTGCTGAGAAAGGAAGTATCATGAATCCTGTAACAGAACCAGTCAAAATCACCAGCTTGGAGCTGGAGAATGTGAAGCGCATCCGGGCATGCGCTATTACCCCCACACAGAACGGGCTTACGGTGATCGGCGGCCGGAACAACCAGGGGAAGACCTCTGTCCTGGACGCGATCGCCTGGGCGCTGGGCGGAGACCGCCACCGCCCATCCCGGGCGGCACGGGAAGGTTCATCCATTCCGCCCCGTCTTTGCGTCAAGCTGTCCAACGGTCTTGTCGTGGAGCGCACAGGGAAGAACAGCGACCTAAAGGTCACGGACACGGAAGGGCGGCGTGCCGGGCAGCAGCTGCTCAATGAATTTGTGGAGCAGCTCGCGCTCGATCTGCCTAAATTCATGCAGGCAAGTGCGAAGGAAAAGGCCGGAATCTTGCTGGAAGTTATCGGTGTAGAGGATCAGCTCACAGAGTTGGACCGGAAAGAGAACTCCCTTTACAACGACCGTCTGGCGATTGGCCGGATTGCCGACCAAAAAGCCAAGCACGCCAAAGAGATCACCGGATACCCGGAGGCCCCAATGGAGCCGGTTTCCGCCTATGATCTGATTCAACGGCAGCAGGACATCCTTGCCAGGAACGGCGAGAACCAGCGGAAGCGGCAGCGGGCCGCGCAGCTGGAGGCTCAGAGAGACAGCCTGCGCCGGCAGCTGGATGACCTGCAGGCGAAGTATGAAGCCGTTTGTGGCGACTGTGAAATTGCGCGCCGTGATGCTCTGGATCTTCTGGATGAATCTACGGAGGAGCTGGAGGCCGATATCCGCAATGTGGAGGCAATCAACATCAAGGTCCGCGCCAATCAGGAAAAGGCCCGCGCTGAAGAGGAAGCCAGAGACTACCAAAACCAGTATGATACCCTGACCTCCGAAATTGAGGACATCCGCCAGAAGAAGCGCGACCTTCTTCTGGGGGCAAACCTCCCCCTTCCCGGGCTGAGCGTGGAGGACGGGGAGCTTGTCTACATGGGCAAGCCCTGGGACTGCATGAGCGGCAGCGACCAGCTGAAGGTATCCGCCGCCATCGTGCGGGCCATCAAGCCACAGTGCGGCTTCGTCCTCCTGGACAAGCTGGAACAGATGGACCCTGATACCCTTCGGGAGTTCGGGGCCTGGATGGAGGCAGAGGGCCTGCAGGGGATTGCCACGAGAGTCTCCACGGATGGGACGTGCAGCATCCTCATCGAGGATGGATATGCGAAGGAGGGGGATGGGCCAGCCCCAGCCCCCGCGGCATGGAAAGCGGGTGAGTTTTAAATGAGGCAGTTAAAGATTATACCGGGTAAGCTGGGCGGAGCCATGAAGGTTGTGATTTACGGCCCGGAAGGGATCGGGAAATCTACCCTTGCCGCCAAGTTCCCCCGGCCCCTGTTCATCGACACGGAGGGAAGCACCCGGCACATGGACGTGCAGAGGACAGAGCGCCCCACCAGCTGGGCCATGCTCCTGGAGCTGGTCCGCTGCATCAAAGCAGACCCTGGCTTGTGCTCCACACTGGTAATTGATACGGCGGACTGGGCGGAGCAGCTGTGCATCACCAGTATCTGTGACAGCAAGCGCATCTCCGGGATTGAAGACATGGGATACGGCAAGGGCTACGTCTATGTGGCCGAGGAGTTCGGGCGGCTCCTGAACCTCCTGGAGGAGGCCGTGGACAACGGCATCCACGTGGTGCTGACGGCCCACGCTATGATGCGG